CTGACAACATCGATTTGGCCACAACGGGCGTGACTGCGGCGACTTACAAGTCGGTGACTGTGGACGCTTATGGCCGTGTGACGGCCGGCACGAACCCCACCACCTTGGCGGGCTACGGGATCACGGACGCGTATACCACCAGCCAAGTAGATACGCTTTTGAGCGCCAAGCTCGATACCGCTGGCGGCACAATGTCCGGCGCTATTGCCATGGGCACCAACAAGATTACAGGCTTGGGTGCTCCTACCAACGCAAATGATGCGGCCACAAAGACTTACGTTGACACGGCTGACGCGCTGAAACTGGCTCTTTCTGGCGGCACAATGTCTGGCGCGATAGCCATGGGCGCCAACAAGATCACTGGCATGGCTGACCCCACCAGCGCGCAAGATGCCACGACCAAATACTACGTTGACAGCATTTTGGGTAGCGCAACATCGGCAGCCGTTTCTGCTGCTGCCGCTGCGGTAAGTGAGACCAACGCAGGCAACAGTGCAACGGCGGCAGCAGGCAGCGCGTCAGCTGCAGCAGGTAGCGCTTCGGCAGCCGCAGCTACTTACGACGCTTTTGACGATCGCTATTTAGGCAGCAAGTCGGCCGATCCTACAACGGACAATGACGGTAATCCTTTGTTGACCGGTGCGCTGTATTGGAACAGCACAGCTTCAATTATGAAAGTGTACGACGGCGCCAGCTGGACTGCTGCTTACATTCCTACCGCCGGCTACGTTCAAAAGTCCGGCGACACAATGACCGGCAACCTTACCGTTCCCGGCTTTGCTATTTCCTCGCTGACAGGTTATGTGTACGCCAACGGTGCAGGCGTGGTTACTGCTGCGGCTACGATTCCAAATGCCGGTCTAACAAACAGCACGGTGACCGTTGGATCTACTTCGATCGCTTTGGGTGCAACAGCAGCTACTTTGGCTGGCCTGACTTCTGTTGCCGTAACGCAAGACCCAGTTAGCAATCTTCAACTGGCCACAAAACAATACGTAGACGGCTTAACCACGCAGGGCATTTCTTACCACACCCCTGTTTTTGTCGAGTCTCCAGATTCAGCTGGCAATTTGAACGCCACCTACAACAACGGCACCGCCGGTGTGGGGGCTACGTTGACCAACGCCGGCACGCAAGTGGCGTTGACCATTGACGGCGTGTTGATGACCGTTGGCAAACGGGTTTTGATTTACAACCAAACAGATCAAACACAAAACGGCGTTTACACCGTTACGACTGTTGGCAGCGGCTCTACTAACTGGGTGCTTACTCGCGCCACCGACGCCAACACCTACGGCCTGCGTGACCCTAATGCGCTTGGCTACAACGACGCGTTCTTTGTCACCGCCGGCAATACCGGCTCGGGCGAGACTTACGTTTGCACTACATCCGGGGCTATCACGTTTGGCACGACGGCAATTACGTTCAGTCAAGTCAGCGCTTCAAAGGTTTATTCCGCTGGCACAGGTTTGACGCTGACAGACACAACGTTTAGCTTGACCAGCCCCGTCGCTACAACATTGGGCGGTACGGGCTTGACCAGCTACACATCGGGCGGCGCGGTCTACGCAACCTCGACCTCTGCGCTGACGACAGGCACGTTGCCTACGACAGCCGGCGGCACAGGTTTGACCGCTTTCACATCAGGCGGCGCAGTCTACGCAAGCTCGACATCGGCGCTTACCACAGGTACACTGCCGGTCACTGCCGGCGGCACTGGCGCGGCTACGCTTACAGCCAATAACGTGTTGCTTGGCAATGGCACTTCGGCAGTCCAAGCTGTGGCGCCTAGCACCGCTGGCAACGTATTAACATCGAACGGCACAACTTGGGTTAGTCAGGCGGTTTCTGCCGGTCTGTCCACAAGCCAAGCCTACTTCTTCACAAGTTTCTAAAGGAGCATTAGCATGGCTAACGGAAGACTCGGATCCGCAAAACTCACACCGGTTTCAGCGGCACTCTTGTACTCAAATACCTCGGGCTCTCAAGCCGTTATCAACGTTCAAGCAACAGCGTTAAGTTCTACGACTAACGCAAACATGGCGCTTTCGGTTGATAGTGCTACGGTTTCTTTGAATCAGACAACCACGGCTACAACCATAGGGAGTGGAAGTGTTACGCAAGCAATGTATAACCTCGATCCGCTTAGCAATAACCGCCCCCTCAGATACGATTTTTTAGATGTTGTAAACGCGAGCAATTCTAATGAATACCCCGTTAGCTATTGGGACGGGTCGGCGTGGTTTAAGCCAAGCAACGGGTTTTACGGAGCGCCTAATTGGCAAAAGATTGATCCCTACTTTTTAACAAACCCTTCGGCTTATGGCAAAACCTCGGCCACGCTTCCAGTGGCTATACGGTACAGCACAAGCGTAGACCAAATGCGGTACCGTTACAGCAACGTAGGCACAATGACTGGAACCCAGTTTGCAAACATGCAGCAGTTTGCCGATTCCGGGGTTGCCTATACAGGTCAGCTCAACATGAGCTACTCGGGGTTTGGCCTGAGCGCCGACCCATATAGCAATTGGGTCATGGGTACCCAAAGCCAAGGTTATATGGAAGTGGCCAACGTAGGGACCACGGTAACCAATACTGGAAGCAATAGCTCGCCCTCTTTGATGTACCAGATGACCGGCGGTACTTCAATCAGCGGCATGAACCACAAATGGTACGCGCCTCGAGTTATGGGCTCTAACGGTTTGTTTATTGTTCAGCCTACCGGCTATACCACTTCTATCGTATGCCTAGTCGACCCTGATTTAGCCGTGTCTTTAGGCTCCCCAAGTTACGCGATAACATGGAACGGCACTGCAACGGCGGGGTGGTGGTACACATCTTCAGGCGTTTCATCTACAACTCAAGTTGGTTGGTTTGAATACAACCCAAATGACGGCCGGTATTATCTAGAGCAAGTAGCTGGATCGGGCTACCGTAGCATTCTCTCCTTCACCCGGGCTACTGCTAACGCTTGGCCAACTCGCGGGAATACAACGTCCAACTTCAGCTTTACAAATACCGCTATTTTTACCAACCACGGCTCTGCTCCTTGGGCAGCCTCTGGAGCGTTTGTAATGAGGCCTATCCGCATTGGCGCGGCTTTGTGGTGGACCGTCTCAGACGCTGGCACAGCTTACGTGTCTACGGATCTAAAAACATGGACCGTTTCTACGACGTACTACGCAGCTAACAGTTATCCTACTAACACTTTTAATGTGACTACGGTAACGCCCACTTCGTATCTTTACGCGCAAACAGGCACTGCAAACATTTCAAGGTTTACTTCTGGGTTTGCCAACGTAAGCCAAACCGCTGTTTTGGAGTACAACACCTCGATGAGTAACTACCAAAGAACCGGTATTTTGCTTAGTAACGGGGATAAGCTGTACGCACAAAACTACGGTAACGTTGATTTTTCCGCGACCGTTATGGGCTACGAGGGTTAAGCCATGGCACGAATTGTACAAACCATCGCCGCCCCGGGGGTGGATACGGGCGGCGGCTTATCTTCAGCTCAAGTCTTAGCCTTGATCCAAGCAAACACTGGCTATGAGTACGTTAAGACCGTAACGCTGAATACTACCGAAGTTACTTCGGTCGACATCACGGGGCTTGACGCTACCATCTATTCAGGTTTCAAAATAGTAAGCTCTCGATTGGGCTACGGGGGCAGTACTAGCCAGTCTACTTGGACCTTTCAAGTTATTACCGGAACCAGCACGGTGGATTCCAGTAACACGTATGAGTATCAGGGCATCAAGTTTACTAGCGCCACTGGCCTTACCGGATCCGGGCAAACTGGATGGTCCACAACTTGGGGCTGGGGCGGTCCGCCCTCGGTTGCTGATTTCACAATGGACTACATCATCTCTCCCGGGGCCAGTTACGACGCAAACATGCGACTTCACATGGGGGATTCTAAAACCGGCGGATACTGGCCTTCCTCTGGAATTATGTGTGGGCTTCACTCAACTATAAGCGCTGTACCGACGGGGATTCGCATTACCTGCAGTCAGAATCTGCGCGCAATAAACGACTACGCCTACATCACTGTTTTGGGATTGAGGATTAAATCATGACCGTTCTAATTGCAACTGAATTTGGAATTTACGAACTGATAGGCGAAGAGCTTGAAGCTCATTTGGCCAGCGTAGCCAGCTCAGAAGCTGCCGCTTTGCAACGCTTTGGCGACGAGATGCGCAACTACCGCAACGAGCTTTTGGCGCAGTGCGACTGGACCGAGTTGCCTTCAGCAGTGGCGCGTGAGTCTGCGGAAACTTTGGCAGCATGGGCAACCTATCGCCAAGCTCTGCGGAATGTCACACAACAGTCAGGATTTCCTTCGACAATTGACTGGCCAGCTAAACCCGGAGCTTAAATGGACCCCGACGTTGATAAGAGATTAGCCGTGCACGAAGCTATTTGTTCTGAGAGGTACAACAGCATAGACCGCTCATTGCGGGACGGCGACAAGCGCATGACAAAGATCGAGTACCTTTTGTACGCGGTCATGGTCTGCGTGTTGTTTGGCCCCGGCGTTGCTGCCGAGCTTTTCAAAAAGATCTTCGGCTTGTGATTGATCGCTAGCCGTGAGATGTTTAATTCTCACGGCTTTTCTCTTTCTACCGATAGCTGCCGGCAAAGACAAAACTGAATACCGCTGCGTCCGGTGGATGTGGAG